TGACAAAAACAGTAACAGTGCCTAAACACATACCGATAGCACCCTTTTGGAATGAGACAGTTCAGTTTATGTGGGGCAAAGCTCCAGGTCCTCAATGGCCTCGTCATTTCTATGGACCACGAGCATGATGTGTGAAACAAGTTGCGCTATCTGGGTTGCGATTATATTGATGATGCCAGTTTGGCTTCCGCTTGTTTTAGTGATAGGAATATTTGTTGTGCTTGTGCCTATAGTAGTTCCGATCGGTATCGTTATGTGTATATGGCAATATTACAAGGAAAGATAGTGAATTATGACTAAAACTAACTATATCCCTCGACCTCCAAAGCCTTGGATACATGCCCGTCCCTATCCTTGGTGGCCACAACAAAAGCAAACTATGTACATAAGTTGCTCATTAGTAATGAGATGCGGAGGAATTTAGATGCTATGATAATGGCTACCCTTTCCTCGATTGGATTCTTTCTCTTTGCCGTGGCGTGTATATGGCTTTTATGGTATAACGCTAATAACAAGGAGTTGTAAATCTATGGGACCTCTTAGCAGCTCAAGTGAGCAAGAAGATTTTCTCTTCAAAAGCGCAGAAGAAAACCCTTACTACAAAGACTTTGTAGCAAAGCTCATTGACCAAGAAGAGGAAGAAAGCTCCAGCATTTCTGAAGACCCTGATTTTGTTCCTTATTATCAGTTTTGGAATATGCCTATACAGAAGTTAGAAGAAAAGGATAAATGACATAAGGAGGAGTATATGACACCTGTAGCACAAGTAGAAGGTCATAGCTCGGTAGAACTGAACGACAGCTGTAATTGTACTGAATGCTGTCCACGAGTCTGTTGCTGGCCTCGCAAAGCCAAGAAGGTAGATCCTCGTAAGCCACACCGAACGAAAATGCAACCTCACCTAGAAAAGATAGTGCATGACGAGCTCAAAATGACTGATACAGGGATCAAAGTACATACAAGTTCAACGCCTGTACTCACCAAGTCAGGCCACTTCGAAGTAGATCTCAAGATCCCTCAAAAACATATGTATGAAAGTACGGAGGAAAATAAATGAACTTTTTTGATTATGTAGGAGTAGTATTAGCGAGCTTCATGGGAAGCGTGCTATCGATCTTTTTTTGGATGTGGATGGAGAAAGAAGCCATTATGAAAGATAAGGAGTAATTATGACTATCACAGTGACTGTCAAGATGACACCCCCTCCTAATAGAGGATATGTGGGTTGGACATTTCCTAATCAATTTGGTGGACCTATGCGAATCCCTTACCCCAATAGGACTAACTGATGGAACTAGTTATAGGTTTTGGACTTGGCGCCCTTTCTTACTATGGCATGATCAAGTTTAAAGAATATTGGAATGGACTTACGCAATAATGGCAAAAAGGGAACGGCTTGAAGATCTTGGAAGACTACATGAGCTTCTCAAGGAATTAAAAGACAGAGAAATATTCGATTACACCGATTCCAAGCATGGATATGAGGAATGGGTGAAGTTTAATCATGATAAAGAAGAATATGGAGATCCTAAGGGTCTTTTTGGCATTTTTAGTGCGCTCCGAGGAATTTATTCTCAAATAGAAGAATGTTATTACATTACTTGTGGGGATTATGAAGAATGAATACAAACTATGCCCAATATCAGTCCCTGGCAGAGCATCCAGATTATGCCAGGTCTCTTGTAGAGGCTTTTGACGCTCAATCGCAAACGCCTGAGGTTGCTGAATGCATGGAGCAGATAGTCACCGAAGTGATTACAGATAACGACAGCATCGAAGCTATAAGAGATAGGATATTTAAACCTGTAGTTGTGACATCAAAAGAAGTATGTACCGAACAAATTATTACTGAGCTTTTTACCGATCTAAAGACTCCAGCAAAAGGAAAGGAAAAAAGCGGTGAGAAATAAGTCTTTGTTAATTATTGGCATATGCGTAGGGCTGGCTTCTTGCGCCAAAAGAGAGTGCGTATTCCTCGAAGGGACTATCACGGCTATTTCGCCTAAGAAGCATCATGAAAAAGATGCAGGCACTGTATATGTACGCCATCCTAAAGATAAACATGATGACACAAACCCTGCTAGTAGGTATAAAAATCAACGACAATATCCCCAAAGGGGCATGAAAGAGGACAGATCAAATGGATGCTAAAATCAAAAAAGCAAAGCAACACATTGAGAAAGTAGAAAAGAAAGAATTCAAGGGCCTTCTTAAAGAAGACAAGAAGTTGGACATTCAGCGAGATAAACTCAAGAAGAAAGTCAAGATGAAGAAGGGATGCTAGATTGGATTTCAGTAAATGATGATCTGCCAAAAGATTCATCACGTCTTTGGATAGCTTACAAGAATGATCAAGGTGATGTATGGTACACTTGTGGTATTTATACAGGCTATGGTACGCCATTTGGCAACTGGATAGATGAAGTCGGTAAACGCAAGGCGTTAAATCCTCCAAAGGCTACTGTAACGCACTGGATAAAGCTTCCCCATTTACCAGAGACTTAACATTTGGATAGCTTACAAGACTGATCCCTATCAAAAAATTAACTGAAAAGCTTCAAAAAATTCCATAAATCGCCTACCTGATACAATGCGCCTACCAAGAAAGCGGTTCTTGGTAGTTAGTTTATAATACATAATAATTTAATAGGTGGTTTATGTGTGATGAATATCATAAAATGAGATGCTGTTTACAAGGTCCGCAAGGCCCTGCAGGTCTACAAGGCCCTCAAGGTATACAGGGTGTTCCAGGTGCTCAAGGCATTCCTGGTCCCTCTGGTGCTCAAGGCCCTCAAGGCATGCAAGGTGAACCTGGTAAAGATTGTGATTGCTCCGGTTCAAGCGCATTCTTACCATTTGCTAATCTATTCGCTTCTGTACCAGAAGTAATAGGTCCGTCAGGATCAGCAACAGACAAAGTTTTGTTTGATAAACAAAATGAAGTATCTGCTGGTGATTTTGATTTGACACAAGCAAATATATCAGGTGGTGTGCAATTTTTGAAACACGGCATCTACCGTATTTCTTGGCTTCTGCAAGCAAGAATAGTGCCCCCTGTTCCTGAACCAGTTCCTTCATGGAGCTTTGGTTTGTGGATGAATGGTGTATTAGTTCCAGGCAGCATCTACTCAGGGTATACACAAGCCCCAGGTGATGATGCATGTCATAGTACAGGTGATGTGATTATAGAAGTTCAAGCGAACGATGTCTTAAAATTAAGAAATACTTCGGTGAGCGCTGTAAACCTTAATCCTGCTGTGACAGGTTCAATATTCCCGATTACAATAGCAAGTCTGAACATAGTTTGTGTTCGTGCACTTGCCTAATCTTTAACAAAATGGGCTATGAAATATAGCCCGTTTACATCTTCGTTAACATTATCGTACTACGTATTTCCATCCTATGATACACTGAAATTTTACATAGGTGAAGTATGGCAAGCCCCATGTCAAATTATTCTGACGATGCGCGTCAATTCCTCAAAGAGTATAAATCAAAGTCAAAATCTCAATCCCTTGAAGATCATCAGGATATCATAAAAGAGTTCGGAGAGAACTATGAGAGGGCATATCAGCAGCTAAACACGTACTACGCTGAAGCCTACAGGGACTTGAGTTACAGTTTGGGTAATCAATGGTCACTTGAGGAAATTAGCTACCTCAATAACCAAAGGCGCTCGTCCTTCACCTACAATATGTGTAGAAGGCTTATTAACCTCATAGAAGGCGTTCAGAGGGATGGTAGGCTCGCTACAAAGGTCAGTGCAATAGAAGACTCATCAGAGCAAACTGCTGAGCTGATGACGGATGTAATGCAATACATAATGACTTCAGGAATGGGCTATGAAAAGATTTCACAGGCGTTTCGTGATAGTTTGGTTACAGGTATATCGTGGATCTGTCCTTACCTGGACTATAGGGGAGACCCTGTCAATGGTGATGTTAAATTCAATGTCACGAACTGGAATGACAGCATCTGGGATCCTTTTTTCTTTGAAAAGGATATGTCGGATTGTTCGTTCTGGGCAAGACGAAAGTATTTGGACAGGTCTACAGTAATTTCGCTGTTGCCTGATCAGGAAGATCGCATCAATGCCCTTCCGTATGGAAATAGAGACGATAAATTCACTTACATGAGCTTCGCTCGAAACTGGGGTATGCAGAAACTGCTGAACTACACTGAGTACTGGAGACGTAAGTGGGAGGTAAGAGATGTTCTTGTCGACATGGAGTCTGGAGAGACTGCAGAGTGGAAAGGACCTAAAAACAGACTTGAATTCATTCAAGCTTTACATCCTAATCTCAAAATTATTCGTAAGCCTGTTAGGACTGTTGAGCTGGGCATTATCGTAGAAGGTGAGTTATTGTATTATGGAAAAGATCCTTGGGGGCTTGATGATTATCCTTGCGTGCCTATTTTTGGCGGTGACTATTCGCCTACTTATGATTTGTACACATGGAAGTTACAGGGCGTCGTCCGCTACATACGCGATCCTCAAACTGAGCTCAATAAACGCATTTCTCGCCATGTTGATCTACTGGATTCTCAGCTTAATTCAGGGTGGATAGCAAAAACAGGCGCAGTAACCAATACATCTTCTCTCTTCAAGTCGGGCAATGGGCAGGTGGTGTTCATTCGCCCCGATGCGAATATGGAAGATGTACAACGTATTATGCCTCCAGATATCCCACAAGGGCAGATGATGCTTACGGAGATGTTTAATGAAATCATACCAAATATACTGGGCATTAATCCCGAGATGCTTGGTATGCCGGAGAACGAAAAAGTCGAAACCGCGGCCATACTTGCTAAGATGCGCCAATCAGCAGGTCTTGTATCACTCCGGGGAGTGTTTGACAACCTTGCTGAAAGTCAGAAGATTCTTGGCCAAAAAGTTATGAAGATGATGCAGGCTAATTACTCTCCTGAGAAAGTTAACCTCATAACTAAGAAAGAAGTAACCCCAGAGTTCTACTCCAAATCTTTCTCAAGGTACGATGTAGTTGTAGAAGAAGGCTTACTAACCAATACTCAGAAGCAAACAGAATTCATGCAGCTCACAACGCTTAAGCAAATGGGCATGCCTATACCTGATAGTCTTATCATCCAGAAATCCAGCCTACACTGTCGTTCAGAGCTCAATGAGATTCTTGATGCACAAGCTAAACAGCAAGAAGAAACTATTGCGCGTCAGATGGCTATGGAAGATCAACAGATGCAGGTGACAACTGAAGGAATCTTAAGCAAGTCGCAAAGTGACCAAGCCCTTGCAGCTGAGAGACTTAACAAAATACACCTTGACGAGGCTATCTCAGCAGAGCGTATGCAACGTGCCGAAGAAGAATCAACAGCTCAGCTACTCAACATGGCTAAAGTACTTAAAGAACTTGAAGGCATTGATTTAACTCATATTCAAGCTAAAATAGATATGCTTAGAGGTCTTCACGACATTGAGCAGGGTCATCACCAACGTGAGATGGATCATCATGATATGAATTTGCGTCAACGTGAACTTGATATGAATTTGCGTCAACAATCTATGACTCAGCAGGCGGATCAGATGGCACCTCAGGGATAACTTTTGGTGGATCGAGAAGATTTTTCAATGCTTTGCCCAATGCTCTGCGAAATTGATTCATTTCACTATTTTCGCATTCCCCCCATTCATCAGGTGTAAATCCGCAGGAATCTGAGATAGGAACGTTAATATTCTTTTTCATACATCCTCCGGAGGCTCAAGCAACTCCGCCCAGTGTGTAATTATATGCGGTTCACAAAAATTATCACTAGCATATTGCCAAACATCGCCTAATATTAAATAAGCAATATTGACTTTATTACTAGGATGAGCCCAACGCCATGCAATCGCTTTTACTGGTCCGTTAAATTGTGAAAACACCAAATATCTTCCATATTTTTCAGGTAATCTATCGCTACACTTTATCCATTCAGTCATTATTCATCCTTTGGTATACCCCAATGTGTAACGTTATATAAAGGTAATTTCGCTTTAGAAGACCACCAATAAGAAGGCTCTTCATCAAAATAATGCATCATCTCTATTAACTTATCCTCACAATAGTAAGCTACTGTTTGATCACCATTCTCAAGCTTCACCCTGTAAATGCCCTGTTTACTCTCAGGTAGACGATTTTCAATCGCTATCCATTCTTTGACATCTTTGTGATGATTCTCTCCGTAGAAAAGGTCGAGGACTTGGAAACGCTTAAACATCACCAATCTCCATATCTAATAAGCCAGTAAATCACATAGAACCATGAGCAAAGCCCATGTATGATGGCCCATGCAATACTTTGCCAGGAGCTAAATGAGCATATGGCTGCGATGATTGATCCAGGTAAAATAGATATTCGTATTTTCATTCTTTCCTCTTAGGCAACTCAGGCAAAGGCATCCAATGTGTCCAGCCTTCAAATCTAAGTAATCCAGCTTTACTATTATAAGTCGGATCATAATCTTTGGGATCAAGCCAACTAAGTTCGACGTGTCTTGGCCCTGCAAGCAGGTAATAGTCAGACTCTTCAGGCCATCTCGTCTTAAAACTTATCCATCTCATGAATGGTACGCCATTCCCAGTATACCATCCTTTCCAAAGAAATCTTCCACGTAGGTGCATTCGTTGCTACAGCAGCCTTTAAGTAGGTGATCTTTCATCATTAAGATTACTTTACGTGCATTATTTGGAGTACACTCCGAAAATATCACATAATCATAATCATCACGACATATGTCATGTTCTCCAAGCCATTCATAAATATCATCGTCATCTGGTAGAAAGAATTCCAGTATCATATTCACCTATGTGTAAGATTTCCCCATCTTACACTGAAGTTCCTATTTAGGTCAATACCCATGTTTTGCTTTTTCTTGCCGTATAATGTTATTTAGTATTAACTGAAAGAATAAGTAATCTACAAACTATGAGGTAAATTATGCATTGTGCAACAGGATTTCCAAAGCCAGGGCAGCCTTCACAACCAAGCCAGAAACCGAAACCTGGCTCACCAAGAGGTAGATAATGAGCTTTGATTTTTATACACAAGGATACTATCCAGAAGAATCCTATTCACGACAGCTTGATTTACAAGTAGCTCGTGATGAGATGCCTTATGGCTATACTACCGAACCAGTACTTCGTGAATTTCATCCTTACAAAGCTCAAGAGAGCAATCTAAAGATGCCTATGGGTAGTGGTTATGGCAATGACGTTGGTACAGCTATGCCGCCTGTTCCTGGCATGGATCAGCTTGAGATGGATCATCCTAGGGAGCATATGCGTAAAGAGCGTCAGCCTAAAGGTATGAAGCTCCATCCTGAGTTTCCTATACGTAATGGACATAGATAATGGATGTAGTGACACCAGAGATGTTGTTATTGCACAGAATATTTTATCCAAACAAATCAGGATATAGAATGAAGAATGCACTTCCAGGAAAGCTAAATGACCAAAAGCCCAAGCCTCGTCTTGGCAATGATCCAAATTTACACGGTAAACATTCCGTGGACAATGCTGGGGGGGCTAATCCTCCTCCGCGTAATCCTTCAAAAAAGAAGAGGTAATTATGAAAGGTGGAAAACTCCACGGTAGAGGAATGATGGGTTCAGCCGAAAGAGATTCGGGTAAGAAAGTCTATGCTGGACAGCCTTACGACAATGAAGTCGACGAACCTAAGCATCAAAAGATTGATCATCGCCATATTTCAGCTACTGCTGATCTTGGAATGATGACTACATGTGCTGATTTCAAGCGTGAAGCTTCAGATCAGTCATGGGGACAGGCTGGTATGGATGGTTGCAACAGCGACAATAAAAAGATCCATTCACAGTTCTTCCATGCATATTCAGATGATACTGGATTTTAACAATGACTGAACAACTGGGACCTGTTAGAGATCAGATGGCGCTAGATTGCTGGGCTATGGCTCAACAAATAGCCGAGGATCGACGTAAAGATCCTAAGCCCTTCTACATTATATATTCTGCAAAAGTAGATCCTGCATTGGCTGGTGCTGATGCATGGGGAAAACGAGTTGCAGGTGGGATTAGACAGGCTTTCAAACTCTCTTACGACAGACCGCCCTTTGTTCTTGGAATGCTGGTATGGTTTGTTAACAACCCTATGGGAGTATTTCAGTTTGTTCCTGAGCTCTCAAGTCCGCCAGATGTTCCTATTGATCCTTCGCTGCTTTCGACAAAGTCTTACGACAAGTCGTATGCGTTGATGGACAAAGCAAAAGAGATGAACAAAGTAATGCCGCTTATAAGTTGACACAATGTTATGTCAAATTCAAGTTGACATAGATTTATGTCATTATAAGCATCATAGAAAACTTTTAACGGGCGTAATGCGAGTGTCGCCGACTCAAGGATACTATGACAATATACGATCAAGACTACATGGCAGAACTTGCCATGCAGCAAGAATACCAAAAACCGGGCGTAACAGATTCTGTCGCCGAGAATCAGGAAACAGCTGTTTCACAAGTAGAACCCGCGGAGTCAACTCCACAGGCTGAACAGTTCCTTGAGGAAGCAAAACCGGCCGTTGAGGCTGGGAATGACAAGGAATATAACTTCAGAGCTCTACGAGAGGAACTAGCGCAAATTAAAGAAGATCGGGATCGTCTAAGAGGCGATTTTGAAGATCTTCGCAGGCAACAAGTGCAACGTCAACCTGAGCCGTCTCGTAAGCGAGCTATTGATGAGATAAACTCTGATGATCTCGTCACAGGTGCACAATTCAAGCAGGCCATGGCAGAGCGTGAAGCTGAGTATCAACTCATGCTTGGAGAGCTTCAAGTCAAATCGCAGAACCCCGATTACGATGAGGTGACATCTAAGTATGGAGTCCCTCTAATTGAAAAAGAACCTGATCTAGCGCAAGGATTTTTAGCCTCTCAGAACAAAGCCGCGTATCTCTACAAGCTAGGGAAAATGGCTATGCTTGCTGAGCAAAGGCAACAAGTACCAGAACCTGTGATGCCTTCTCCGCAGCCATCAAAAGTGGCAGAACGCATTGTAGAAAACTCTAGAAAGCCTGGCACGCTATCCAACGCTGTTGGTGGTGCTGGCAACCTCTCTAAAGCAGACTACTATGCTACAATGTCGGACGCAGAATTTACAGCCATGGTACAAAAGAACCTTGACTCGATCTAACTAAAGAGTAGATCTCATGGCAATGACAACATTAACGCAACTTCCTCCAGAAGTGCGTACCTATTTCGATAGGATGTTGCTTACACTGGCAAGACCATATTTCATCTACGATCTTTTCGCTCAGAAGCGTCAAATTCCGCTTAATTCTGGTGATCAGATGGTATTTGCAAGATACGGTACTTTAAGTGCAGCAACTATCCCACTAACCGATGGACAAACTCCAGCCGGTTCACAACTTTCAAGAACAGACTTTAAAGCAGCTATTAGCTGGTATGGCGACTATGTAACTATATCAGACCAAGTTCAGTTTGTGGTGCAAGACCGCGTTCTAAACGAAGCTACAAAAGTTCTGTCACTGCAACTCGGTTTGACAATCGACACTCTCATACGCGATATGATGGTTTCGACTGCATCTACCATTGCTGCTACAGAAGGTATAAACGGTAATACACCTACTGAAATCACTGACGGTGATATTCAAACGGCTATCGTTGCTCTACGTCAAGGGAATGCTCGTCTAATGACGAACCCACTTCCTGGCGAGAACAAGTTTGGTACAGCGCCTGTACGTGCATCGTACTGGGGCTTTATGAGCGTGGATATGCAAAAAGACCTAGAAGCTGTATCAAGCTTCCTGTCTGCTGCTAACTACCCTAACCAATCCAATGCTCTAGAAGCTGAATGGGGTTCCACAAGGAATGTCAGATGGCTGCTGAACACCAATGGTTATAACACTGGTGGAGATGTTCCAATTTACTCAAGCTTTATCCTCGGTCAAGAGGCATATGGCGTAGTAAGACTTGGTGCTAAGGAAGCAGAATTTATCGTGAAGCCACTTGGCGCTAGCGGTACTGCTGACCCATTAAATCAACGTGGAACTGTTGGCTACAAGTATCCTTTCGCAACAAGGATCTTGAACGACAACTGGATCACACGTTTAATCTCGACACTGGCTTAAGGAGGGCATCATGGCTATTTATAAATATGGTACCTTCAATGTGCCGACTGCTAAGGCAGCCTTAAACTTAAATCTAGGGTTTGTGCCTAGTGAATTTCGCATGTGGAACCAAACAGTATTTAATACTGGTACTTTAACAGGTACTATTTCCGGATGGTGGAATGCAACAATGGGTGTTCAAGCTACTCCAATGAGTATGTTAGGCACCTGGACAGCTGGTGCTGAAGTTTGGAGCAGGTTAACTACGACTGGTATTCTTTCTTTCCAAAGTGATGATGCCAATCTGTTTACTCCTCAACAGGCTCCTTACACTACTATTGTTGGTAATAGACAATATATCCAAGAGTCTACAAACCTGGTAATTACCGGGTTGTCTAATGCTGCAAATGCTTCAGTAACAGCTACTCATAGCTTTACTTCAGCAGACGTTGGAGTAACAGTTGTTACATTCCATGGCGTATTGGGCATGACTCAGATCAATGGTCTGTCAGGCATAGTACAATCTGTGACTAGCACAACATCCTTTACTGTAAATATCAATTCAACAAACTTTGGTGTTTATAGCGCGGGTGTAGCTGGTGTAACAGGTGGTTTTGCAAACGTCATCACTGGCGCTCCTGCAAATACACTTTACAGCAATGTATCGTTGCCAACAGCACAAGCAAACCTAGGATTCATAGGTTTAACCATTGGTACTGGTATGTTCTCAGATGCATCAGTTACTGCTGGAGATCTGTATTCATACAGTGCTATCTTGCAGTCACCTGCAACTGGTCCGTAATAAAGGTCGCTGTACTTAAAACGTACAGAACCCCCGGGGTTTCGGCCCCGGGTCTACTTTTGAGGAATAGATGCCTAGAAACTTAGCTGGAGCAGGATTACCCGCAGGAAATGGTGGAGTAACATATCCAAGTCCTAATGAGTGGCCCACTACTGTTTATGCTGTAACCGGCATTACACAAAGTGGTAACCCTATCGTTACGGCTGCTAATCATGGCATTACGATATCTTCAACACAATCTACGCCGAGAGTCGATTTCTCTCAAGTTAGAGGCATGTATCAGATCAACGGCCAATCTGCTTTCGTTACATCAGTAATAGACGCAAGCAACTTCACCATTGCTCTAGATACAAGTAAATATTCACCCTATACGAGTGGGGGCTTTGTCAATATATTGGTAAGCCCAGCACCTATAGACCCATTAACAAACACTTTTGCATGAGGTAAAACATGGCAAGACCAAAAAGACTAAACGACATGGATAAGGAAACCATAGAAAAGAACTTCCTTGCTACAGAACCTGAAGGTATTCCAACAGAACAAAAAGTAGTGGTAGCTCAAGAAGTTCCACGTTATGAAGATGTTATCTTCATGAATAACAGAGATCCTGGTAGCACACTGTACTTTCACTATCGTACTAAGACTCACCCACTTAAGCACTACACTCTTGTGCATGGAATGCAATACAAGCTTCCTTCTGAGGTGATTAGACATCTAGAAGGACAAAATGCTTACGATCCATACTCTTGTCACTCAAGACTTTATGGTATAGGAACGAATCAAGAAGGTAATGCGTGTCCTGTGGTCAATGGCTACAAGCCATATTTTCAGTGTAGGACTGTACGTAAGTAATTATTTGAACCAATAGGGTTGATATGGTGACATGGGATCTTCCGACAATAATAGCAAAAGTACGTGCGTTAACAGCAACGCCCACGGACCAGCTTTCTAATCAGCAGATCACTGATTATATAAATACTTACTATAAATTTACGATGCCTTTTGAATTGAAGGAGCAGATAAACCTGCAACCGCTCAACTTCACTACAGTGGCAAACCAGGATGTTTATCCAACATTGGGTGGTTTCCAGACTGATGAACCCATGGCTTATGCTAATGGGTTTCCTTTAGTCTTTTATCAGGATAGAGATGTATTCTTTCAAGACTGGCCGCAGCAGTATACCCAAGATCAGGTAGCTACTTCTACTGGAACAGCTGGACCATACACCGGTACAACTCAGGCATCGCCAATCATACAAGGTTCTTATTTTATTACTGATGGTACACTTGTAGCTTTTGATAAGAGTGATGGAGTACTCTATCAAACTATCGCTGGTGTAGATTCCGCTGTAGGTACGATAAATTACGTTACAGGAGCGTTTACTGTGACTTTTAGTGCAGTTTCTGCAGCTGGAACCCTAATTTATGATAACTATCAAGCTTATCAGCCGGCAAGACCACAAGGTGTGCTATTCTATAATAACCACTTTACATTTAGGCCTATACCTGACCAAGTTTATCAGATTACTATGCAAGGTTTTATTACTCAGATAGAACTTGGCAATGCACCTAATGATGAGCCTTTGCAAACAGAATGGGGTCAATTGATCGCCTATGGTGCTTCGCTTGATATCTTCTCGGATAGAGGAGACTTAGGTGCTTACAACAATTTTTATCCAATATTTAAGCGTTATGAGAACGTTGCTTTAGGACGATTTGTGGAACAGTTCCAGAACGCCCAAAGCGTCCCAAGATTCTAGGAGAAACTTTATGGCAGATTATGATCCACTTATCCCACAAGCTAATGACCTAATTAGCCAATCACAAGCAGATATCCTGAACAACTTTGGAGAGTTGAATACTATATTCAATAATGACCATTATACTTGGGATTACTCTACTTCAGCCTATCGAGGATTGCATCGAAAGATAACATTTCCACTTGCTTTAGGGTCCGATCCGGCTCTTGCCGGAATGGCAGGATATTTATTCCTCAAAAATGATCCAAATGATGCTTCTGCAAGGCCTCAAGTATACTACAAAAATATTACAGAAACCTTGCAAGTAACCAACCGCTTTCATAGCGCTGTGAGCGATGGGTATATCCAGTTGCCTGGAGGCATTATATTGATGTGGGGAACTGCTGCAATACCTAACGCAGCGTCTGGACAAGTTAACGTTACGTTTCCAGTAATCGCAAATTATACGGGTGCTCCATCTGGATTTCCAAATAACGTATTTAACATTCAGATATCAATACAAGGCGCCTCTTCCAATAGTGGTATTACTTATATTATTGGTTCTGGAACACCACCAACTGCCGCAGGATTTCAATTTAGATTTAGCAATAATACGCAGAGTGCAACTTTATACTGGTTTGCAATAGGTAATTAATGAGCTCACCAACAAGTTATCAGCCGTTTTTGATAGGACAGTTCACCACTGGCCAGTTTAGCTATCTCCAACCATGGCAATCGCCACATGATGCTTTTGAGCCATTGGTTAATGCTTATGCCTATCGTGGTGGCATTCAAAAGCGTCAGGGCTATCAAGAATGCGGGTTTACAGGACTGCTGCGTTATCAGAACAATGAACATGCTGATGATGGGAATGGTGGTGTAAACTACACGCTCAATTTGACTCACTTTCCTGTGGCGCCAAGTTCAGTAACTGTAACAGCCTTAGTTGGTGCAGTAGTCTTAACAATGACTGATGTTCCTGGAGTGTATCCCGCAGGTACTTTTGCAGGTGCCTTAGATGCAGGTAGCACAATAGATTACTTTACCGGTGTGATTACTATGGTTGCCTCTGGTGGTGTAGATGCTGGCACTCCTATCATGGTCCAATATACTTTTACTAATAGCCAAACAGCTGAAAATATTGGCACAGGTGATGGTGTCACCTTAACCTTTAATGGCATACTTGGATCAATCCCTGTCGTACCTCTCTCTATAGAAATCACCACTACCACACTTGCTGGAGCCACAACAATATCTGATGATGGCAATGGCAATCTAATAGGAACTTTCATAGATCCCATTAGCGACATCGATTACACCACGGGTGTCTGGAACCTGATCTTTACTTCGCCAGTTGTAAACGGAACTGACATCATCATAACCTACATACAAGTAGGAGATGGATCCCCCATCATGGGCATAAACTACTTCGAAAATTCACTTGACACTAATGAGTTGATGACAGTAGAAGATCAAAAAAGGATGGCTGTTTTTAATAGGACAACTAAACTTTTCGACCCAATTCAGTGCTTTGACCAGGACTTTTTTACTGTAAACAGTGCTGTTGCAGTTACAACTGGTGCAATTACCCTTCCTTGGACTGATATAGCTCCTTTTTCTGTATCCATTAGTGATGGTACCAATACTATTACTGATATTCCTGGTGCTTATCCAGCTGGAACGTTTACAACTTCTGCAACGCTAAATACACTCAATACATCAGTAATAAATTATGCCACAGGTGTTATTACCATTACTCATGCAGCCTATGCAGCGGTCCCTGTTGTATTGCATATAGAAGCAAATCTTCAGGGGGATTACTTTACTGGTGGAGATGACGATTTTTTCAAGTTTGCTAACTGGAAAGCTAGAGATGAATTGCCTACGTATGAATATCTTACCAATAACAAAGATCGAATTACGCTTTTTGATGGCACATGTTTATCTCGGCCTAATTTCCCGATTTATGAAGATCAAATTGCAGGTGGCATTGCCTTAGTAGAGGGACAGACCTATTATCCAAATTTCAATGGTATTGTCAAAACTTTGGACATAAAGGTTTATAAAAACAGGTTACTGTTCTTTAGGCCTACAATAAATACATATGCAGCTGTTCCACATACAACTCCAAACGGTACTATAATAGAGCCACAAGTTGTAAGATATAGCTCAGAATTTTATACTTTCGGCACAAATATAACAATACCATTTGACTTTGTAGCTGATGTAGCTGGACATGGAGGGGTTGCAGATGCGCCTACACCTGACTGGATTATCTGCGCCGAGTTCTTAAGAGATGCTATTGTAGTTTTCTTTGAGAAATCCACATGGTTATTCCGTTTTACTGGCGCTGCTACCGGTACCATATTTCGATGGGATCAAATAAATAGCTCTCGGAACTCCAATGCTCCATATGGATCTATATCTTATGATGGCTCTGCAACATCTATGGGTACAAAAGGTTTAATTTCTTGTGATGGTACAAATGTTGATCGTTATGATCAGTCTGTAATAGATCAATATACAGACATAGACAACGATAATTTTGTACAATGTCAGGCAGTTCGTGATGATATTCTAAATCAATCTTGGATGATTTATCCATCAGTATCACGTAATGTGGATAATCGATTTTCTGATAAATCCATAATGTACAATTTCTTAGAGCAGAATTTTGCTACATATAAAATTAACCTATCCACCGTAGGTATTGAAAATACTTATCAAGATATAACATGGGCGAGTTTTGCTCATGGAAGTGGGGTATGGACCGAAGGACTAACTTGGGTTCAAGCGAATTTTAACTGGAATAAGTTTGTAGCTCAAAATTTATCACCTCAAGTATTTGGTGGAGACCAAAATGGCTTTGTCTACATCATGAATGTCACAGAAACAGATAATGGCGGTCATATCGACGTAGAAATAAAGTCAGCTCGTTGGAATCCATTCATACAAACTGGTGAGCGCTGCCGTTTTGGATATATAGATTTCTATTATCAGATCAATGAAGACGTGACACTTCAAATAGATATATTTGGTAACAATTCTAAGAGTCCAAATTACACTAAATACTTAACACTCAATGGACCTGCCAATGATGATTATGCTTGGAAGCGACTCTTTGTTAACTTACAAGGTGAATTCATAAGAATAGAGATTACTACGCCATTTATTCCTCAAGGAACAATCAATGAAGATCAGACTGATGATATTCCTAACAACGGGACATTCCTGATTAGCGGTATTATTCTTTGGGCGGCTCCTGCAGGTAGATTGGCGCCAGGAGTTCTCATATGATGAACTTTCCTAATTCAGCATATCCTGATCTTCCACCAAATACCATAGTACCTGACCCAGTGGATCAAAAAGATATCTTCATACAGTATTTCAACCGACTTTATGAGGATGTTGCTTTTGCAGTGAATCAAAGAGATTTTAATTTTTATGAGATTGAGATAAGTTCTACTCCACAAAATATCCTATTTCTGCCAACGTTCGGTGCTTTTATTGTCGCTGTATCAGGGATTGATAGTACACAACCTGTAAAAACATGGTCTTTAGTAAAATCTACGGCAACGGCAGCAGGTGTAATTAACATTCTAGGAACTCAAGCGGGTTCCGCAGCCTGGGCGGGTATAGATCTTACGATAACATCGACTGCAACTAATTTTCAGATAGCGCACAATAGAGCAGGGGTAGCAGCTAATTTTAACATCCGAGTAATCGGAACACAGTGAGGAATATATGCCTAGATCAGCATTGACAGGAACAGAAAAGAAAGTAAAGAAGGCAGCACTTAAGAGTGCAAAAGAGCGTGATAAAGTTGCTCTTTCAGGTTATAAGAAAGGGATAAAAGGCCTTGAAGAAGCCTTGAGAGGGAAAGGAGCTCTTCCTAGTGAACAAAGCGAAATACAAAGAAGATACGCTCGAGCTCTTAAAGAATCTGAAGGCATGTTTGATGCTCAAAAGGCTAATGCCATTGCAGAATATCAACAAACCTATGCTCCACAGATACGCGGAACTTATGGTGCAGCATCTGGTCAGGGATCTCGAAGTAGCGCTCTTAACCAGGCCCTTGCAGCTGCACAGAGCAATCTCACGCGTGGATTAAATGCTGACTATGAAGCACTTAGGAATAATGTAGCATCTAATATTATGAATGCCACATATGGGAATAAATTATCCAATCTGAATGCACAATTATCTTCCGCTAGTGGACTAACAAATCAGGGTGTTAATCCAGTTTCTGGAAGCTTGGCACAACAGTCATCCTACTTACCTAAGAGCAATGATCCAAGCACATTTAGAAAGATAATGGCTGGTGGTAGCACAATTGCTGGTACAGCTGCAGGTGCAATGTTCGGAGGGCCTGTAGGTGCCGGAATAGGAATGCAAACAGGAAATGCAATCGGACAAATGTGGTTATAAGGGGAAATTATGCCTAAATATGTAGGAAATCAAGAGTATCTTACTCCAAAACGATCATTTGCCGATAAATTGGCAATTGCTTCTGAAGGTGTATCAAGAGGGCTACAGGCCTTTGGTCAAATGAAACAGCAGGAAGAAGCAAGACGCGTGCTTTCAGATCCAAACGCTACACCTATACAAAAAGCCACTGCTTTGGCAAATTTGGGCCAGGAAAAGTTAGGCGTAGAAGTATTTAAGAAGTCAGCCGATCAAAGCTTGATTGCAGACGTAGAGCAGCGCTTGAATGCTCGGCTTGGTAGATCGAATGAAGCTATTCCTGTTACTGATGCTGGTCCTGCTTCAGTGCCTCAACCAGGAGAAGGAGGAACGCCTTCTCAACGACCATATACTGTTGGAGGCCCTAGCTCTGCAGCCAGAAACGCAGTTCAAATGTCTGGTGGTTTAGGATTGACCGCTAATCAATATCAAGCACCACCCGAAGTTCCTCAAGGAACACCACAAAATGTACCACAAGCACAACCTCAGGTAACTCCTGAAGATGAAATCGATGCGTATGATGAAGCTGCGCAGCAATTAGCTAACAGTAAACCATCTGTTTCAAAATATTATGAAAATAAAGCTAATCAGATTAGGAAAGATGTACGACAAGATAGAAAATTCTTTCGTGAGATTGAAAGAGATGCAATAAAAGACGAACAAGATATTCGTAAGGAATCTGCTCCATATATTGAGGGAGTTTTAAATGCTTATAAGGGATCTAAGAACCAAGAAGCCATTTTAAATCAAATGGATGGGTTAGCGAAAAACAGGGATTTAACTACTCCATTAATGAATAATTTATTGGGCGCTATAGGAATGCCTCTCGGTATTTTAAACAATCCAGATTCCGAAGAATTCGAAAAGCTATCAAATAACTTGACTAGAGACATTACTAAGTTTTATGGTGCACGAATAAATCAAACAGAATTTGTAAATTTTCTAAAACAAATTCCTACTCTAAATAATAGTGAAGAAGGCCGAATAAGAGTTATATCAAATTTGAAGAAAATGTTAGAGCCTGCTGGGTTAGAATATAGAATAATGAGCGAAATTATGGCGGAAAATGGCGGTAAGCCAATTCCTAATATGAATTTCGAAGTTACAAAAAGAATGGAACCTACATTAGAAAAATGGGCATCTGAAATAAACAATGATATGCATAGACTTGCAAACCAGTCTACTCCTTTAGCTTCAGATGAAGTAGTAATGGTGTTTCCGGATGGCGCTAGGAAAAGAGTTCCGAAATCTGAAGTTGGAAAATGGTCACAATGGGGTAAATTAGAATGAGTTCACAAAATCCTTGGGATGTATTAGTTGGTGTAGAGCCTCAACAGCAACCTTATCAAAAGGTAATGCAAGATTATCCTGAACTTGCACCGCAACAGGATCAGACTCCATGGAATTCATTAAATGAAGCTCCTGAAAGTAGATTTGAAGGTGTTACCAGAGTGGCTGCACAATGGACTCAAAGAGCTTTAGAAGGGATTTATGGTACACCTGGAAATTTAGAAAAATTAGGAAGAAGTTTTCTAAATATAGCTGAAATTAAAAAGCCTTATATGGGTGAAAATTACAAACGGAATGAAAAATTAGTATCAGAAGAAACGTTTTTTCCCACTACACAAGAAATTAGAGAGAAAGTCAAAAGAGAAACTGGTGGTAAATATGAGCCTAAAAATGAAATAGAGCGGATAGGCGGCAATATCATAGGGGATTGGGTCTTTAGGCCTGGAGGACCTATGGCAAAAACGTTAACGTCAATAGGAGCTGAAACTGCAAAAGAAATAACAGGTGCCTTGGGCGGAGGCGACACAGCTAAAACTCTAATTGATATGGCTACTACTTTTGCTTCTTCGCGGTTCAACCACCCTACAATTAGAAACTACTGGAATAACCAATATAATCTTGCTACTGGTTCTATCCCTAGAAATGCAAAAATTGCTGCTACTAAAATACAACCAACATTGGATCAAGTAAGACAAAGAGTTCTTGCTGGTGGATATGCAGATTGGAAAGCACCCGTAATTCAGCAAATTGAAACTTTAGAAAAAAATATACAGAATGGTGCCGTACACGTAAGAGATATTGATAAGGCCATTCATGATATTAACAAACAAATTTATTCTGGAAAATTACCAGGTGAAGCAGTACGAGAACTTCAGACTTTAGCAAAAGGCGGAAGAAGACTCTTAAGACAATATGGTCAAACAAATCCTCAATTTTTAGAGCATTGGAGAAATGCTAATGCAGCTTACGCTGGATGGGCAAGCAATAGAGCAGCTAGCAACTTTATGGAAAAATATACAAATAAGTTGACTGCTGGCAGTGGTAGTTATGCTTTAATGACCTTTTTATTGAAAGGAACTGAAGCAACTGGAAAAACTGTAGCAGCAATTGCCTCCACTTATGGAATTGCAAAAGCTTCAGAATTTACAGCCAGAATTTTTGCTAATCCAGTCACAAGAAAATATTATATGAATGCAATGTTGGGTGCATTACGTGAAAATGCACCTCAAATGTTAAATAATTTTAGCAAGTTAGATAAAGAGCTTCGTAAGGAAAATCAATCTCGATAAGCCTTACTATTTTTTTCTGCCCTCTCTTCTAACATGCATCCTAAAATTAAGAAAAATACCATTACAAAACCAGCAATCATTATAATTTCTCCATAAGTTTTTTAAATTGTTCTTTTTGTCTTTTATCATATTCATCATAGATGTACGTGATTTAGTCAGAGCAAAGCCAAGTGAGAATGAAAAAAAATAACATATAGCCTAAAATTGTCATAATATTTTCTCCTTTTGTTTTTTGTCATATTCATCATTGAGTCTATCTTCTAAAGCTCTCATCGATGAGTAAGTTTTATCTTCTTCAGCAATTTCAACATCAGGTCTTACTTTTTTTCTGACGATGTTTATCACCATGTTTCTTGAAATCTCAAACTCTTTTGCTATGTCATTATAATCGAATCGACCTCTCGGTGGTCCGCCTGGAAAGCACAGTCGTATGTATTTTATCTCATCGTCACTTAAGTCTTTTCTGTATTTCATGGTATATGTTTCCATGTTTTTCTATGTATAATAGAAAATATATTGCTCACTGCTACACCATACATATTAGCTAAAGATTTATAGCTTAACCCTTGAGATTTCTGTAGTCTAATTTCCAAAACCTGTTTTTCATTTAATTTGCATGAACCTTGCTTTTCTCCATTAACAAAAACCCCCCTCTTTTTTCTTAACATGTCTTCCATATTTTCTTTATATGTACCTAAAAATAAATGATCTACATTTATACATTTTGGATTATCGCATTTGTGACATACCAGTTTACCTTTAGGGATTTCGCCTTTATATACCAGCCAAGAAGCTCTATGTGCTCTCATTTGCCTTCCCTTAAATCCAACGGCTCCATATCCAAAATGTTTAACGTAAAATCCTGTCCATTCTATGCACCCAGTTTCTATGTTTTTGCGAGATTTTTGTTCTAAGTTTTTCTTAAGACGTAGTATTGCTTCCATGCCTTGTGGAGAGTTAATGCATCCACAACTTTTTGAAGTATTCCTTCTTAGTGAACTTCCACTGATAATTTTCTCTTTCCCACAATCGCATAGACATTTCCAATAAACCATTCCATGTGCAACATGAGACTTTTCTATAACTGTTAGTCGATTGAACTTTTTACCTTTGATGTCTATACATTTCCAAAAAACCATGTCTTATGTTCCCTATATACGTATACATTGTATATAGGTCTTAAATTTAATGCAACCCTAATCATCCTCCATCACAAACCACCACCAAAATACTCCAATCCAAAATGCCCAACTCACTTATTCTCCTTCATTAGTTCGAAGAATTCTTTGTACATATTGTCGATTCGATCATGCAATCGCTTATATTCCTCATCTCTGCTTGTATAAACTGCCATAGTGAAGAAAAATACTATGATTCCTGTAAAAAAACAGGCCATAATAGTGCTAAATGGGACGTTGTCCATTATGTTTCCTCCTTATCGTAAACGTAGTCTTCTAATTTTTTAACATACTCTTCTTTCATTCTTTTTTCTTTATTTTTCAATTCATTTATATTTTCCTTAGACTCCTTATATAGTTCTTCTCTCCATAAACGTATCTCAGTTTCAAAAGATTTTAGGTCGCTTTTTAGCCAAGAGAAAATTCCTAGATTGATCCCTGCTACAGCTAAAACTGTTCCTATTGCGGTAAGTATTACTTGTATGTCCATAGTCATCTCCTTTACCACAAGTGTAACGTTACCCACAATTACTGTCAAGTACACATTCTTACTTTTGCACTGAATACTATCTAGCTATATAAATAAGAATCAAAACACCACTCTTACTCGGAGAAAAATTATGTCGTCATTCACAGAGCGTCCTTTAGCCTATATGGGAGAGCCAAATGCATCTACTACAGTTGCTGGCGTTGCCGAATTTGCTACTGTTGCAGAAACAGTTGCAGGCGTTCGTACAGATGTAGCCACTACACCAGCAGGCGTTGCTGCTGTAGCCATCGCAGGCGCCCCTGCAGCTAGCACAGTAGTTGCTGGTATCATAGAAATAGCAACAGATGCAGAAGCAGTAGCAGGAGTAGATAACGATTTAGCGATTGTTCCTACAAACTTGGCAGCAGTATTCGCAGCTCCTCCTGCAATAGGCGGCACAACTCCTGGAGCCGGTACATTCACAGATCTTACAGCCGACTCTACAGGTGCTATTAGCCTAGATGCCGATGCAGCCTCTCACTTCGCTGTATCCGGTGCTGGTGTTGATCTTACGCTAGAAAGCGCAGCTGGTCGAGTTGTAATTAATGGTGAAGAAGCCGCTGCCGATGCTATCAGAATCGTTTCTGCCGCTGGTGGTCTTGATGTAGATACAGCGCTACTCTTAAGCCTTACTTCTTCTAGAAACAACGCGCAAGCTATACAGATTAACGCTTCAGCTGGTGGTATCGATATTACTGCTACTGGTGCTGCAACAGAAGACATAGACATCGTAAATACAGGTGGTTCTGTAAATATTTCTGCTACAGAAGCCGCTGCCGATGCTGTTACCATTGCTGCAAGTGCCGGTGGTATCGATATTACAGCTACTGGCGGTGATATGGACATTACAGCTTCTGGTGCTGGTCTTACACTAACCTCTACAGAAAACTCTGCTGATTCGATAGCAATTATATCTACAACAGGTGGTATCGACATTACGGCTAGTGGCGCTGCCGCAGGCGAGGACATCGATATTACAACTACCTCATCAATCAACCTTACAGCTACTGAGAATGCCGCTAATGCTATCTATCTTAGAGCAAACGGTGGAGTCACTGAAACAGTGAAAATCCACGCAGACCAAGGTACAGGTGTAGCGAGCGTAGAAGTTGTTTCCGACGTTGGTGGAGTAACAATCACAGGTGGCGTTGCCTCTGCTGATGCAATCAACATCGTAGCTTCAAACGCTGCTGGTGGTATAGACGTTGATTCTGGTACTGCAGGTGTTATTGTAGATACTACTGGTGCTATATCCCTCGATGCGGCCGCAGCATCAAACTTTACTGTCACAGGTGCTTTTGATGTAAGTGTGATTACCACTCTAGGTTCAGCAAATATTACTGCTGGTGAAGATGCAGCTGATGCAATCGTTCTTTCAGCGGGTGCAGGTGGTATTGATATCCTAGCAACAGGTGCAGCAGGACAAGACATTGACATAGTAAACACAGGTGGTTCTGTAAATATCTCTGCAACAGAAAGTGCTGTTGACTCTATAAAAATCGAATCTACTGCAGGTGGTATCGACATCCTGGCTTCTGGCGCTGCTGCCGGTGAAGACATCGACATCATAGCTACTGGTTCATCTGTAAATATCTCATCGACAGAAAACGCCGCCGACTCAATAGTCATCACTTCAACAGTTGGTGGTATCGATATTCTAGCTTCAGGTGCCGGTGCGGGAGAAGACATTGACATTATTGCTACTGGATCATCAGTAAACATCTCTGCAACAGAAAGTGCTGCTGATTCAATTACTATCGTTTCTACAGCTGGTGGTATCGACATTCTGGCCTCAGGAGCTGCTGCTGGTGAAGATATTGATATCGTCGCTACAGGATCATCTGTAAACATAAGTGCTACTGAAAGTGCTGCCGACTCGATTACAATCATATCCACAGCAGGTGGTATCGATATTTCAGCTAGCGGTGCTGCTGCTGGCGAGGATATTGATATAACATCTACAGGTAGTTCTATCAATATAACAGCAACTGAAAACGTATCTGATGCGATTGTAATTAACGCTTCAGGAGCTGCATCAGGCATCACTATAGACTGTGGAACAGTTGGTGTAACAATCGGTACAGGTGTAAACCATGCTGTAACTTCAGTTGCAACAGCTGCATCTCCTTACTCTGTACTTGGAACAGACTACTTCATCACTACAGACTCAACTGGTGGTGCAATGACAATTACATTGCCTGCAGCACCTGCTACAGGTCGTACAGTAATTGTATATGACGGTGCTGGTCAAGCTGCTGCTGGTGGTAACGTAACCGTTGACGGTAATGGTAAGAACATTGCGGCTGCTGGCACTTCGGCCGCTACAAAACTACTGAACACAGCTTATGAGTCGTATACTCTAACTTATAATGGCACCCTCTGGTGTGGTCAGAACATAGTTTAATAACTAACGGAGTTTAGCGATGCCTGCTGTACAAAGTAGACTAAGTTTCGAGACGCTGCGCAGTCAAGCGTCTCCTTTTGTGGCGTATACCAACCTTGGTACGCCCATGGCGAATCCGATACGAATCTTCAAGATTTCTAATGAATCAGATGCTGCCATCACCGTATCTTACGATGGTGGCACCACTGACCATGAACACATTCCAGCTAATAGCTTTGTATTGATAGATATCACATCTAATAAGGTGTGGGACTGTCAATTCTGCTTGTCTGTAGGTGTTCAAGTTGCCATAAAGGGCACAGGCTCAGGCACAGTTTATATGTCAACATATTATGCAACTTAAGGGGAACTATGTCACAAGCCGGAGTATTAAATACAGCAGCAGGGCCGGTTCCTCCTACAGTAGCTACATCATATGAGACACAAAATGGAACGGCAGTCCCAGCGGCAAATGTACTTATTATTAATGCGATTGATTCCACAGAAACTAATGACAATGGAATCATAGCAAAAGGTGGAGTAGTAGGTACTGGAACAGCCAATGAAGTAGATATTGTCATCACAAATAGATTTGTGGGAACCACAACTACAACAGATGCAACGCCCGATACCTCTATATCTCTAGCCCTTGGAGCAACTCCTGGAGTCTATACTTTTGATATTCAGATAGCAGGCTATGATGCTACAGACGATGAAGGGGTTGGCTATGCAATATTCGGCACGGTACGCACAACAGGTGCTGCGGCTACCGTAATAGGCACTCCAGATAAGATTGTTAATGAAGAAGCAGCTCCAGTAAACCTGTCGAGTTGTAACGCCAATTTAACAGCCTCTGGTAATAGCGCTGTGATCACTCTAACAGGTATTGCTGCAACAACAATTAGATGGCGAGTTTTATCAACATTTATATTTGTGAGTTAGAATGGCCGGTTTTGAAAATGATATTTTATATGGAAGTAACGTCGACTTTAGAGGTGTAGAACCTGTTGTAGCACAAGTTACAGCTAACGGCCAACTACTTATCGGAGCGACAGCCTCCCCAAACATACGTGTAGGGGCTTTAGCCTCTGCAGGTGGCACAATTATCATCACAACAGGTGCTGGCACTATAGACCTAGCTACATCTGGATCCGCCGTCGGCAATACCATCACAGGTGACTCTGGAGGAGCTTTAAGCCCTACAGCAGGTAATTGGAACATCCTGGGTCAGCAGGCTGGTACATTAGCTGTAATGGACACAATAGGGTCAGGAAGTACATTAAGTATAGAAGATCGAACGTGGATTACTTCTTTTGTTGTAGACCAAAGCGCTACGGTAGGTTTAAGAGGTACGTTTACAACCATTCAAGCAGCGATTACAGCGGCTTCTTCAGGGCAAAATATATTTATCAGACCAGGAACATATACGGAGGATCTCACGCTAAAAGATGGCGTTAATCTTATCGGCATGTCCAATAGCTATTCTGCAGTTGCACCAGTTATTATACGTGGAAAATCTACTTTTACAACAGGAATAGCGTCTATTGACAATATTTCCTTTGTTACAAATTCTGATTACATTTCTGCCATTTCTGGAAGCGCACTTTTAAGTTATTATAGATGTTATTTCAATATACTAACAACAGGCGCATTTAATTTAAATAGCGGGCGCGTTAATCTTGTCCAATGCGGTTCTGTATCGGCTTCTGGATCGACTTCAATGTTCACAGCAATAAACGCCTCTACAGTTTCAGTTTTTGGTAGTACTTTGATTGGCTCTTCAACAACAGCTAGTACATTTGCAAATACTAGTTCAATAACTGTAAGAAATAGTACTTTACAGGATTCAATCACAACTAGCAATACGGCAGTATTTGAGGCGCATAATTCCTCTTTTGGACGTACCTCTTCTGCCGTGAATGGATTAACCCATAACAGTACCGCAAGCGGTTGCTTAGCGTTTAATTGTGAGTTCTTGAGTCCGGGTGATACTTATAATATAAGTATTGGAACCGGCGCAACGTTAACACTAGCTAATTGCACGATCCACACAGATCTGGCTTCCGGTCTGGCAATCACAGGCCTCGGAACACTAAAATATACCGGCCTTTCATTTGCACAAACTGCAAGTACAATTGATACGACTACACAAGTTCCTTTAGTGACATCAAACGATGCACTTAAGATCAAATCACCGGCAGCTTATCCATATACCACAGTGCCACAAGATGCTGTTATTTTAGTGGATACATCCTCTGCAAGAACAATAACACCTCTTGCATCGCCTACAACTGGTCAGAAACATATAATAAAAGATAATGTGGGTTCCGCGGCAGCTAACAACATCACTATCACGCCTTCTGGAAAGAACATTGACGGAGCGGCTTCAAGTACGATCAATATCAACTATGGAAGTGTAACAATTGTATACGGGGGATCGGAGTGGCATATCGTGTAACTGTTGACACAAATAGAACCTTTGGTTTATACTTTACCTAAAAGAGGTAAATATGACTTCAGGAATTTATAAGATAAAAAGTTTGAAATGCGGAAAATGTTACTGGGGTTCTTCAAAGAACATATATAATAGATTTGCAACCCATAGGTATTGTCTAAATAAAAAAAAGCACGGAAATAAAACACTACAAAGTATTTATGATGAATATGGATTAGATAATCTACAATTTGAAATAGTTGAAGAATGTAGTTGTAATGATTTAGAGCAACGTGAGAAGTATTATTTAGATAAGGATGAAAATAAAATAAATATATGGATAAATCCTTATTCTCCAAAGGGTTGTAAGCGAACAAAAAAACGAATTTGGTCACAAGAAGTAAAAGATAAGATTAGCAAAAGTGTTCGAGAAAGTCATTTAAAACATGGGCACCCATTGCTTGGGGTATCTATGAAAGAAGAGACGAAACGAAAAATAGGAAATGCCAACAGAGGCAATAAGTGGTCAGAAGAAAGTAAATTGAAGATCAAAGGAAGAGCATCTCCCAATAAGGGAATTCCTCTTTCAGAAGAGACTAAATTAAAACTCAAGTTGGCAAACCTGGGGAAGCCCTGTAAACTTAAAGGTTTTGTAAAAGAGTTTCCTAAAGAGAAAGTTTGCATAAAATGTAAAGAGATGAAAAACATTCAAGCATATGGATTTTCAGGAAAATGGTATAGAAATATGTGTAGGAAATGCAAAGAACTACATAGAAAACCTAGAAATAAAAGGAAGGTAAAACTTGGCTTATAAAAGTAAATTTCTAACACCAGCCGAAGGCGGATTAGGAGCTTCTACAACCGCTACATCTGCCAAAATATTGATAGGTGATGGAACAAACTGGGTGGCTAGCACTCCGACATATCCTACTACCGCTGGTACTAGCGGAAATGTACTTACTAGCAATGGGACGAATTGGACTAGCGCCACAGCACCCGGTGGTGGCTTGTTGACCGCTACAGTAACGTTAACAAGTGCGCAAATTAAAGCATTAAATGCAACCCCGATACAACTCGTTGCTGCCCCAGGAGCAAATAAAATAATTATGCTCGAGCAAGCCGCAGCTAAATTTACCTATGGTGGAACAAACGTATTTGTAGCTGGCGCATCTCAAGTTATTAATATATTTTGGAACAACGGAGTCACCGCGGCTTATTCTACAGGCGCGCCATTGATTTCAAACGCAACAATAGTAGGAAGTGCAAATAAATTTTGCGCAGGATTGAGTGGTCCAACTTCAGTAGTGAATCAGGTAGCAGGAATATTAGATAACGTTAATTTAGTCGTTCAAAATCCAATTGCTACAGAGATAACAGGTAATGCAGCAAATAACAACACAATAACTATAGTAGTTCAATATTGGATAGCTGATGTAACGTAGAAAAAAGCAGAATAGGATTAATCCAGCTCTCCCATGCTTCTACAAACCGTAAACCTTTGATGATCTTGAAGTGTGGTCTTCTTTCTTGAAGGTTTCTCTGCCCATTTCCTGGCATGCTCAAGATTTCGGTATACTTCTTTGCAACTAACTGAGCAGTAGAGGTTTGACTTGTACTTGGTTTCAAATTCTTCTTGGCATTGGGGGCATATTTTTAACATGTAAGCCTTTTATGGTTTTTGTTTTGCCCCAGAAAATGAAATCCTGGGGCGTTAAAGTTGCTAGAAAGGGCAATCATCATCAGCTACTATAGGAGTTGGTGCCTTCCTTTGCAGTTCTTCATATTCACCTTTTGCTATGAGGGCAAGAACTGAATCTTGGAACTTCTTATGCCTAGCTTCGTCAAATTTTACAAGGCTTTGATACTTCTTTTGCCCATCTTTTTCATATTCTCGGCTAGGTAAGTTTACCCATTGCTTGGCATCCTTTTCAAAGAAAGAGCATGCTATTGTCATGCCCCATTCTTCAATTACCACATCAAAAAACCCTCGAAGGTAGCCTTTTTCTACTGATTTAAAATTAATTATCTTCATTATTTTCCTCATCTTCTTTTTTTTCGTTGTTTTCACAATGAAATTCGTAAACTTGTTGACTCACTGATTTCTCGCAAAATAAATTTATCTTTTCTCTTAGTTGCTGTTTGCAAGCTTCTTCTATAGATGAAGAAAAATCGCCAAAACACTTAAATTTACCAATATAATTATGTTCAAAATTGCCAGTAGAGAAAAAGGTCCCATAACTTTTTCTCTTTGACCCATCCTTCAACACAAAATTAATTTCTGAAATATTATCATCATGTTCAATTATATTTATATGAGCAACTTCATCAATATTTATATATTCAACTTTTCTTCTTTCGCCTGAACAGTAAAATTTTACAAACATTATTTAATCATCCTAAATTTGTTGATTATGTTTTCCATAGCTTGTAATTGATAGCTGGTTAATTCTCCATATTCATTGAAATTACTTTCAATAGACTCTATAAATTCACTGTCAAAACTTTCATGCTCTTCTGCATATTGTTTAATAGTTTCTATCATAAATTCAGGATCATCAAACATCATTCCTCCAATTCTTTCATTAATGATTTAACAGTTTCTTGAAATGTCATCTTATGATGCATCATACACCACTGGATGGCATCGCCTTCTGCTTCGCAGTTTCCGCATATATAGCGATGAGTTTCAACAATGAATTGCCCCTTACCCTCATTGCAAAAAGGGCAATCACCAACAAAATAGGTCTTAGGATCAAGCTGAATGCATTGAATTATCAACTTTGGCAGATCTATTTCCTCTCTGATTCTTTCGATGACTCCTTTATCTACTTTAACTTTTGAGTCATTTTTCTCAAAGTAACTACTCAATATTGCTAAAGCTTCTTCTCTAAGGTCGTTTTCAACACAAAAATACACACCTGAAAGTATGGCTTTCAGTACTTGCATTTCTTTATTTCTATCCATGCTTTATATCCTTTCCATAATTAGTTTGATATTGTTCTCTAAGTTTTTGATGCAATGCATCTACGTTCTCATCTCCGCAAAATTTATCACAATCTACGAGAGCCGAATTACGCTTTTTCATATAGTCCTTAGTTGAAAGATTCATCAGCTCTTGATCAATGGCGTTACATTGGTCCATAGCATCAACTATAATTTCTCGTTCAATCTTCTCGCCAGCAAGCATCTTATCTCGAATGTTATCCCAATTAAGATAAATCGCTTTCTTCTTCTTCTCTAATTGGTTTATGTTCATTAAAATCCATTGATTTAAATCTTGAAAATTGAAGTTCTGTGGCAAGAAATAATGTTCCTGTTGATCCATGCCGATTTTTTTCTACTACAACACTTATCCTACCGGCGCCATCATTTGGATTGGTCATAGAAGGCCGATGCAAAAAGATTACCTGATCGGCGTCTTGCTCAATCGATCCCGACTCTCTAAGATCAGATAATTTTGGTTTACTATCTAATCGATTTTCTACGCTACGATTTAATTGAGATAAACAAACGATCGGAATATCGAGCTCCATAGCCAATAGTTTAAGCTTTCTCGAGATGTCTGATACTTCATTGACTCGACTATCACTATTTTTGTATTTGGCAGATCCGTTTATAAGTTGCAGATAATCAATGATTAACAGTTCTATTTTATGAACCTCTTTTAGCTTTTTTGCAGCAATCTTGATAGAAGAGATATCTACGCTGTGCGATGTGTAAAAGTGTATTGGTGCATCTTTAATTTTTTCAATCGTATCAGTAAGGTCAACCCAAAACTGATCTAGATGCCCTTTGTGAATCGCTTCTAAAGGAATTTTACCAACATTAGAGCAAATCTTTTCTATGATTTGTTGAGGGTCCATCTCAAGAGAAAATATTCCTACAGGTTTATTTTTCCGAATGGCCTGCTCAATTGCGAATTCAATAGCAAGAGTTGTTTTACCGACCCCAGGTCTTGCCGCAACTATAATAAGATTTTTTTTCCCCAATCCATTTATTTGTTCATCAAGCTTCGGAAATCCAGTAGTAAGGCCCAAGCAATTCCCAAGCCCGGCTTGTTTTCGTTCTTCTTGTCTTTGCTGCATAAGCTCTAAAAAGCTTTCTGGTTGCTTTTCAGTTTTCCCTTCACATACTTGTTTGACATTAGTAAACTCATTAAATGATTTCTTTTTACCAAGATTGTGCAACTCAGTACTTATCGAAGCTATGTGAATTTCCACAGGTTCTTGATTTTCAAGAACTTCTCTCGCCGATCGCTGGTGAAGATTGATAAGATCTCTTCTAATTGATTTGTCTAAAATTATATTTGTATACTCTTCCGAATCATAGGCAATGAGAGCAGCTTCTTTGCAGGTCATCAAGTAGGCTATGCCACCGGCCCTAGAAAGCTCTCCAGTCGCTCGTAATGACTCGACCAGTATCTGTAGTTCACCTGGCGTGTTTTTCTCGTAGAGGGCCTGCAAATGCGAAAAAACAATAACATGCTTTTCTTCTAGAAAATCCTGCGGACACAATCTTTGACAAGCGAGGTCATTATCGCTTGCAGAAGAGAGCATCATCCCTAAGAGAATTGTTTCGGATTCAACCGCGTTTGGTAATTCTTGATATTTTTTCATTTAACATCCTTATACATTCATTAAAGGTTTTTTCAAATAAGGCATCTGATTTGAAACTATGGTACTCCTTACCGTCGAAAATCACAAGCAAATCATCGTTCGTGTCACTGCAATAAACTTTAGCAATACCGCATAGTTCAATTATTTCATCTATCATAGGTTTCTTGTTATCAACTTTGTTTTTTAACCGGCCCCACCTTTCGTAGGGTTTTCTTTCTTGCTCCTGAGTTGGTTGATCTTGTCTAGAGAGGTATTCTTTGCATAGGTTTGTGAATACCGCTACTGGCTTCTTTGGTGTTATGGGCATTCGGCTTATGCATCGCTTCGCGTAAGCTACAGCCTCTTTAGGGTAACGGCTTAGGATTTGCTTGTCTTTGACTCCGAAAGGTAGGGCTTCGATGTCAGGTCTCATCGATGGAGTTTGTTTGGTTTCTTTTGGCTGATTCGAAGAATCTGCTTCGAATTCGTATTTATTTAGTTTGTTTTCTTTTGTGGGGGTGATTTTCACCCTGGGGGCAGGGTGATTTTCACCCTGGTCATTATTATTTGAAACAACGAGTTCATAAACTGTAGCCTCTTGGCCATTTGTGCCTGCAACATATTTTTTGCATAAGCCTAATTGTTCTAGTTTTTCCGTAGCTTTCCATAAAGCTTGGCGGTTCACACCTGTCATTTTCTCCATTTGAGATATGCTAATACGATCTCGAAAATTTTCTTTATGGAAACCAAAGATTTTTCTACAAAGTGCACAAAGTACTTTGAATTCAGTACCATTAAGACGACTCATCCAATAATCAAAAATGACGTTTGGGCTTTGAGTATAATTTGGGATTGGAATAGACACATTAATTCTACCTATGCGAGTTCTTATGTTGAGAAGAAAACCAACGTGTGCTAAGATCTCGCATAGATCACACGTTGGTTGGTTAAGGGTCGCGAATTCTTTGGTTGGAAGCGCGGCCCTTTGGTTTTAGTACGATACTCTTCACAAGCCTTTTTGTCTCTACAAAAATTCTCGCTCTGTGTACGCTAAAAGTTAAAATAGGCATATCATGGAATGGCAAATTTTAACTACGTTTTTTTCTCTAATGTCACTAGTTCTTCTGGTTGTGATACTTATGGCACAAGCATTCATAAAGCGATCGCAAACTTCTATGTCTAAGGTACTTGTAGAACTTCTTTCGGATTCTCATTCGCTCTTATCCATTGTGCGTGAGATGGATAAGCAACAGGACCTCTTTGTTAGACAGATGCCTCCTCATGAAGAAAGTGCCGTTGTTGTGCATCCTATGGACACAAAAGACCTTCCAGCTGGCCTTGTGTGGATGTCTACAGTAGAAGCTGTGACTCCAGAGATCATTCCAGCTGAAAGAAAGGCCACATCTCCGAAGAAACATGGCCGTAGTCGAGGTTCTAGAGGCGCTGTGTCTAAACAACGAAAGGTCAAAGCGAAGAAATCGGAATAGACTCCCCTGTATCATCAATTGGAAAACGCTTCTCATAGGCCTTAGCAAACCTTGATAAGTTGTTATCCTGGTTAGCAATTGCAGATTTCAGGATGTTAAACTCTGACGTCTTGTGCTCAATGCTCTTTTCCTTTACAAAAACGACCAAGGAAGCGCGATCGGCTATAACCCCTATCGTAGTCAGCTTTTCCATAAGATCGTCGATTGTGAACGATTCTGGCGCGTTTTGAGTAGGCTTAGCTTCCTTAGGCCTTCTATCCACGCAACTTTCGGCATCATCATCCGCTTGGGCAACACCAACAAGGGCCGCATAGCTATAGCGTCTAAAGTACGTCAGTGCGCTTCCAATGCTTTGAGGATCTTGCTTAGCCAAAACGATAGGCATTACGGACTTAATCCACTGACCTGACTTATGCGCTAAAGTGCTTATTAAGCAAAGCTGAGCGTCTATTATGCCCGTAGTCTGTATGACTGCTAGGCCATTATTCGCAAGAGGCTCTTTTGCAGCATTTAAAATACTGTGCAGATCTGCGTAGGAGCTCTTGAAGAACGGGTTCTTGCTGTCCTTTATGGCGGGCATTAGACAGCCCTGGGTTTTTGATAAGGCTTCAGCCAGTTCGTTAATTTCTTGAGATTGCATATCCATTTTATTTTCCTTTAAGTTCAGTTGGCCATGGTTCGCCAAGTTCGGGTTCTGGTACCGGGTATATATTCATGTTGCTCACCTCCAATGACATAAATATTATCTATGTGATAATAAATATTCAAGGTGAGATTGCATTTTGTTTTCATGATCTAAAGCGAGCTTTTTCCATCTATCTCTAGATCTTTCCATATCTTCATACTTCATTTTCAATCTAAACAACTCATTGCTAAGCTCATCCGCACGTTCTTTGTACGGGTCATAGTTCATGATTGCAGAATATTCTTCCTGTTGGATATAGTCTGGCTGTGTTTTCATAAGGACTCCTTTTGGTTTAGGACCATCAAAAGATGGGTTAAAATGTTTTCCTTTATGGGCTGAACTGTAATTCAGCCCAGTTTATTTTACGTACTGTTCAAGTTCTTTGATTTCTTCGATAATCAGCAAAGCTTCTACGACATCATCTTGATCCATCATGGTTGGGCTAAGCTCATCCTCTGATGACATGTTATAGTAGCTCATGATGATCTGTAGACGGTCTCTTAGGATTCTTATCTGCTGCATCCATGCTCTCTTTTCACGAGCTTCAAACTCATTAGCAAGCTGCTGATAGCTATGTACAAGGCCGTTCATAATGGTTCTCCTTTGTTATGGCTTAAGTGTAACATTACCCATCATTTCCCACAAGAATATTCGCATTATCCTTTTCTTCCCAGTACCGAATTGCTGCTTCTACGCATATGTCGAGCACATTTTGATCAAACTCGAACTCATAGATAACAGGGGATTTTGGTGTGTATTCTATGCGCTTGATTGCACCTGTGCTACTGTCTCTAAATGTATGCTTGTCATGGCGTAAGTTAATCCATTGCATCTTGTTAGAAGTGCTGTAGCCATTTTCTCGTAAGAGATACCAGTAAAAGTGTGCTTGCATTTCCCATATAGCTTTTTTAGGAGACGCTGAGCATTTCCAGTCGATGAGCACGTCTGGGCCATGGCCTTGAAGTAAACCATCACATTCTCCAGTGATCATAAGCTTATCGCAATAGAGTCTTGGGATTTGTTCTATGTTAGGTTTCTTAACATCCCACATTTTATAGCTCTGAAAGTATGCCCGGGCACGATCTGTGTCAAAACAGACAAATTCACCTGCACAATCCTGTATGATGGCATTGTGTACGTTTGTTCCTATCTTGGCTTTCTCTTCAAGTATCACTGGGTCGATGTCCGCATATGAATCGAACATCTGTAATATCTCACTAACTCTTACATGTTTACGCATTGTCTATCCTTTTTGTTGTTACGAGATTGACTATAACGCATGGGAACTGTTACACTCAAGGAAAAAAGGTAACTGTATGAATCTTAGGGAATGGTTAGATTCGGAATGCGTTGAAATTAAGCAACTTGCAGGCAAACTAGGAGTTAACAGAAAAACGCTATATAATTGGATGACCCGTGGTGTTGTACCCCTTAGGATACATCGTGCGTTGATTCAGAGAGTTACAAAAGGACAAGTGAAAATAGGAGATTGGGAGGATGGAGAACAAATTGCTGCTAAACGCCTACGAGGCCGCAGAAAGAATGAAGTGCGGAGTCAGAAACGTTTGGTTACAGATGAGGCGATTAAGCCTAAAGTCGATAAAAAGGGACGGTAAA